GTAGGCTTCTGAGAAGGCCGGCTGGCACCTCGGAGGTACCGATGTCAGTCAACCCACCAGTGATACCCTGCAGCTGTCCGGGGATCTCTCCCAGCGTCTCGAGGAAGGTCGGATCGAATCCGACGCCGCCAGCCAACGTGCCGACGCCACCAACGTCACGTAGGGACTGCTGTACCTTGGGAACCAGGGACTGGAAATTCAGGCTATCGATCAGTGTCTGGATGGAACCGATGTTATCAGAAGCTGCATCTGGCAATGTCCAGTCCTGCAGGGTCACAGGAGGAACTGACTCATCAGGACCAGGCTGCAGGGGAAAAGCTCCCCCCTCATCTCCATCGCCTGGAAGTGGAAGACCTCCACCGTCACCCGGAAGAGCGGTACCTATGGGGGTGGTAGAGGTTGAGAATGTGCCGAACCCCTCTGTTCCGGGCGCCTCGAAGACATTTCTCTCGGAAGTGCTGCCAATCTGGGAGCCGTCGAAGAAGATGCCTCTGTTCCCCGGGCCAGCCACCGCGCTACCAGGAGTGAATTCCCCCGGCGTAATGCCGCCAATCTGAATGCGCGGATCAAACCCGCCGAACCCTTGCAGTTGGTTGCCAGTCAGGGCGGTGGCGCCGGTATTGAAATTGATCTTTGAAGGGTCTTTGAAGAGAAAGAACGGGCTGGTAGCCATTAGGATACTCCTGCTTTAACCCGGCGCTTACGGCCGATGACCTTGTAGACTGGATGACATCGCCGAATACGGAAAAATTCACCGCTCGAATTGTTGGTAAACTTCAACGACGTATGGGGATCATATTCACTCAGGTCAGTGTCCTGGGCCAGCATACGCACTGTGCCCAGCGTGGTTTCGTCGAGCTTGTCTACGTCCAGGGTGCAGCCACCGCCGGCTACGTTGATTGTCTCTGTCGTTCCAGATACTCCCGACGACTCCTGATTCACGGTGATATTGTAGTTGCCGGTGGCATCGTAGTATGTGCGATTATGCAGCCAGCGAATGCGCTCGGCCGAACTGGTCGGGGCCGTAGCGCCGGTGCGAAAGTAGGAGCGAATAGCAATGCCATTGGTAGTGTCGTCATCGTCATTGTAGGTATTGGCCGGCGCGTGGTCCTCCAACTTGCCGCCGATGTCCCCAGAGCCGTTGAGCGTACCTGCATGGGGCTTCTGGTCGATAAGTGCGGCACAGTTGCGAGTGAAGTAGCTACCCGAGCCAGTATAGGGCCCGAACCATTGTTCATGTCGATCAGAATAAATGATGATATGATTCATATCCGTCTGGCCAGTGCCGTGAGGCACCCAGAACCAAGCCTCTGCTTCCAGGGGGTAGTAAACGGCAAAGGACTGTCCCAGGCGGGAAGTGACGAGGTCGGGCCAGTAACCGATGTCGAAGTTGAACGACATCTTCTCGATGTCGTCGCCGCCGTCCCAGCTGTAGATGCCATCGTCGCGCAGCATCAGTTGGATGTCCCCGGGCAACACCACCAGGGCACGGCCGTTCTTCGACGCCCGCGAGGTGCGCTGCTGCTGCTGATACGGGATCTGGCTGTTGCCGGTGGGCACCATGGTGTAGATGCCGGCGGTGGTATGTACTGAGAGCGCGTTGCGGGTAGACACCAGTGCCGTGATCGGACTGCCGAATTGATAGAAGGAAGTCGCCCCGATCGTATTGATATCGGCAATGTCAGTGAACCACAGGCGGTCATAGTCAGTCCCAGTAGAGCCCCACCAGACACGATTGTCCCAATGTGCTACATGGTCAACGCGGGTGAAGCGAGAGTCGACATCCACCACAGCAGCGTTGCCAGTTCCAGTCCACTTCCATGGCACATTGACACCGTTGGTGGCCATGATAACACCGTTGCCCTCGTCGACAGCCCACTCGAAGGTGTTGTCGTCAGCGGCAGTGATAGTAACGGAGCCCGTTATGGCCGACCAGCCACTGGAGTATTTGTAGATCGCCGTGCCCACCACTGCTACCACATGGGTAGTCGACGGCGGCACGATGAACTCGGCACACATGGTCATGGTCGGGTCCAGAGAGATGTTGGCAGCATCTTTATACGATGCGGTACCCAGGCGCTTCTCAACAGCACCGGATGCCTGTATCCGACAATTCTCCATGGAGGAGATCTCGTCGTTGGCAACATCCTCTTCAGGCCGACTGTACCACACGCCGCCCGTCCAGGGCCCGTATTGTATGTCTTCGCCTCTGATTGCCATTACGAAGCCGCTATCAGACTGCCTGGAGCCAGTTGAAAACTCTCAGGCCCGAGATTGCCCCGGCGCCATACCCGATTACCCCAGATTGTACGGTTGGTTTCCTTGGCCCGATCGACTACATCGGAGTACTCGAAGCGGTTCTCGCCGGCAGCCTCGCTGTCGCCCTTCTCCTGGTTATAGTACTCGGCGGCGCCGAAGGGCAGAGCCGGCTGTAGGATCTGTGGCATCCAGCGATCCAGGGACGTGGAGTCGTCACCAGAGGTCCAGTCGGCGATAAAGCCTCGGTAGCGATAGCGAATTGTATCGTTCATGGTATCGTGATAGGGGAACAGCCGCACGATCTGCTTACCGGTGATGGCATCAATGCCCTCTGGAGTCCAAACGCGGGCATCTGTTTCGTAGTCCCTATCCGGGTCCTTCCGATCAATGCCGTCCCAGCCAGAAGATGCCAGAACGCGATCGTTGCTGACGTCGACAAACGAATGCGGCACCAATACGTCGCTGGCCAGTGCATAGGTCTGGGTGGTGGCCAGGCTGACATAGGCGGCGGTGGCAGAGCCGTTGGTTATGGCGCTGTCGGAAGTGGTGAAGGTGCCGGTGATGGTGTTGACCAATAATGCTGTCGGGTAGTTGGTCACATCGTAACTGGTATCGATAACAGCAGTAGCACCAGAACTGTTGCCGGTGATCGTATTCCCTGCAGCAAAGGCCCCATTGGCAATTCCAGACACAGTGATAGTCTGCGTGGTTACAAACGTGGTCGACTTGTGCAACCACCACCACTTGCCACCGATCTCCGCGGAGATGCGCTTGGCTGCTACGTTGAGGTATAGACGAGCCTGGTCCTTATAGGCTGTCGTGGAGGGATTGAGCCCCACCCGGTTCAGCGTCATGGTAATGGCTTGTGCCAGTGTCGTCATCTCATCCTCATATCAGATTTGCCCAAGAGCCGTTCTCGTATCCTTGAAACTTGTTGTCGGTGCTGTTATAGACCACCATGCCGTTAACGGCGGTCAGCGCATTCCTCTGTGTGGTCGTCAGCGCCGGCAGTTGGATGAAGCCTGTCGTGGAGGCCACCTTCAACGAGTTAGCCTCCACATGGTTGAACACGCCTAACTCCCCAAACGACACCGCCTGGTTCTGTTGCCCAGCGACAACGGGGTCTGACTGGCTCTGTCGTTTGCGCGGCTCAGTCAGGCGAGGCTCACGGATCTGGGTCATTCAACAGCCAGGTCAGCCAAGGCCTCTGGATCAATAGCCATGTTCGGTGACGCCGGCGTTGACACCGGATCAACACCGGTCTGCATCTGATCCACATCCCGGCCCGTAAGAGTCGTCATGGCACCGGTGGCATTCTGGTTGATGAGCCAGCGTTCAGCGACTGCCGCCTTGGCCTTTTCGTAGCCAAGAGCCATAGCCATGGCTTCTGACGGCTCTGGCGTCCAGCCTTCAGGGTGCAGGGCCTCACCGACGGTAAAGGCGATACGCTTGGCGTCAGCGTTGTTATGCGGGGTACTCTTACGCGTGATCGTGCCCGAAGCGCCCAGTGCCTGTCGCAGTTGTGACTTCACATGATCAGGAGCATCCTTCAGCACAGCAACCAACGCATCAAGATCCAACTTCTGCTCTGCTGCCATTTCAGTTCTCCTTGTATCGTATTCTGTTGATGATAGAGAGGAAGCCGAAACGTCCTCTCAGTTTACTTAACGAATCCTGGAAGAGGCCGAGGGCCTCCGCCTTGTCGCCGCTTTCGGTCGTGCCCTTGTTGGCCGCGCACGCGTTCGCGTTGATGTTCCTAACCTCTTTACCCTACCCTGACCGAGTCTTTTTGCCCCACCCTGAGTCACTCTTCTTCTATGTGGCATTCTCAGTTCTCCTTGTGAGATAAATACTTTTCGGGGTGAGGCGAACCCCACCCCGAAAACCTGGTTTAGTCACCCAATCCGGTAATCATGATTGGGCAGGGCTTGGATGCAGCAGCAGCCCCTATTGCATGGCCGATGACAAGTTCATCAACGCCGGCGTCACTAATTTGAATAGAGCCAGCCGTTGAATCAGAAACAGCCACCATGACGCCTAATGTAACAGCAGCAGCAGCATCATTAAGTGCATAGGCCACGCCGCCCGTTTGCAACCAGAAGTAATAACCACTGGTAGCAGCCCTCGGTGCAATGCCAGCAACACGGTCATAAGAGCCATCAATGACCGTAGCCGTAATAACACTGGCATACGGATTGGGCGTAATCTGGTAATCATCACTGGTAGCAAAAGCAGTGACAATACCGTCGTACAACTGAAACGTGACCACGTTGGACACAGCAGCCGTATTCGACTTAATACGATATTGCTCCAGATTCGTAATGTTACCAAGATAAGCGCCAGAATAAAGGTTCGCCGTGGCGCTACTCAACGTAGAATCCGACAACGTAATAGCCGTAGCTCCAGCACTGGCAGCGGTAAAAGTGCCATTCGTGTCTGCGGCAATAATTTGAACATTGTCGGTAGAAACGACCTTGCCCGCAGTTATTGCTGCCGAAGACTTTGAATACCGAAAAACACGGCCGTCGTCGAACTCAAGTTTAGCACCAAGCGGACCACGCTGAGAAGAGGATTCTTCATAAACCCCCTGAGAAATACCCGTGATTCCACCTGATCCTGTGCTTCCGTTATTGGTGCTTCCTCCACCAAAACCCCAATTAGTAGACATTGGTACAATTCCTTTCCCCTATGGGCAGGGTGTGAACCCCCATTGGCTTGGGGGCAAGGGTTTATGCCAGGTCGTACAAGACGCCCTGACGACGACGATTATTGGTGACCAACTGGCCACCAAATACCACGAACGCAGCACGGGCAAGCTGGTTGCTCGGACGCTGGAACGGGGTCTTCGAGAAGTTGCGGCCAGCCTGCACCTTCAACTTCAGATACTTGGTGTTGAGGAAATACATACTGTCAGTAACACAATCCCGATCAGGAATCAGCGGTGCGCCACGGAACGTAACATCACCAGTGACACCAAGATCTGCCTTCCCCGCGCCAGTAAAGCGGGTGTGGCCCGTGCCTTCAAACACGGCCTCGTAGTTCCCATAATGAGTATGCGAAGCAACGAGAAGAGTGGGTTTGTCATTACCCTCAGAAACCGCATTCCACATCTGGCCCATGGCCAGAATGCCGGTATACTGATCACCGATCTTGGTCAGGAAATTGGTATACGTGGCCAGCATTTCACCAGTACCAGCAGTGAAATCGCCGCGCTTGTTGTCCCACCACGTATTGGAGGTCTGCGAAATACCACCCAGCGTTGTGCCGGACGACTCTGCACAAATGTCCTGCAGGCCGATCATCGACTTACCAGACTGGGCACCGTGGATCGAAGCATTGATCGTATCAAACGACTTGGTCATGGCCTGCTTGGCCTTGGCCGTAATCAGTTTGACCGATCCAGACTTACGGGACTCGTCGTCTTCAGTGTCAGAAATAACCACTGGGACGGCGTTGTAGCGGAACTGATAGAACGCGGCTGTGATGCCGTCGTTCGCGTTGGTGGACAATACGTCGTAACCGTCGAACCACTCGGACGATCCAAGACCGTACATCAGATCTTCCTGGATCTCCTTACCACCGGTTTCAACTTCCATGACACCGGAACGCTTGAGACGATCTGTCGTCGGATAACTGTCGGAGATGTTATCCGTCAACCGCTTCCGATGCGACCGCATCGTCAACGTCCAAGCCGCGTCCCAGGTTTCACTACTGGTTGCAGCAGCCATGATTGGTACCCCTGTCTATTGTACGGGAGCTATCGCTCCCCTTGTTGGCATTTAGGCGCTACGCCTTCAAACCAAGAGCTGCCAGTTTTTGAGCGAGCGCGGCTTCAGATAGTGCGCCCGAATCAGAGTCAGCAGCAACAGACGGGATAGAGGAAGTCTTAGTAGCAGCAGTTCGACGGACATTACCTTCCGTGGTCCGCAGTGATGCGGACTTCTGGCCGGAAATTCCCGTCAACAGTTCATAGGCTTCGGTCACAGTATAGTTCTTTTGCGTGGCAGGATTCGTTACCGGTGTCAGCGCGTTAATCTGCGGCTGATACTGATCGATATCGGGATACTGCTCGCGTGCCGCAGTTGCCTCGGAGTTACGACTGTTGGTCGCCTGGCCGACAATATGCACAGCGAGTTGGCGAACGGCGTTCGTCAACTGCTCTACCTGCTGTCCCTGGGTGGTCAACGTCTGGCCCACATCCGCTCGGACGACCTCACGCATAATATCGAGGGCGCCCTGTTCTTCAGGGGCCAACCGGGCACGAACGGCGGCAAAGGGATCGGCCTCGGCATCGCCGTTGACCGCGCCCCCACGCGCACCTTGCTGCTGTTCCAACGCCTGTAAACGATTTTGCTGGCTAAGAGACGCCACATCCCGTGTAAGTTGCGCCGCAGCCTGGGTCTTCTGCGTATGATCTGCCAGAAGACGACGGGCCATGGGCCGCATCTGTTCGGGTAAGGACTCTACTTCCTCCTGCGTCGAGGGGGTTCGTAGGGCATCCTTGGTTGCGTCCGTTGCGGGGGCTCTTGCTTCGGGAGAGGAATCCGATTCCTCGATCGGGTCGATGGAGGGTGCTTCGATATCGCCTTCAAGGTCAGCGCCTAAATCGATCACGCCATCGTCGATCGTGGACTCAGTGGCTCCTTCTTCTTCAGTAGAATCCGTTTGGACGACTTCGGTCATTATAGTCTTTCTATTGGCCGGAAATCGGGTCACCGACCCAATTTCCATGCGGTTTGGAACGAGGCCCAGGGTCTGAAACCTGATAGTTCCTGGAACCCTTGGTCGTGTCCGAGCTTTCCTGTACGTCAAACTCTCGCATCAGGCGTTGCTTGTGCCCGTAGCTTTCGACCACGCACCCCAGTCCCGGCTCGAACTTGCCATACATACTGGAGTGCGTTGGGTGGATGAAGTTACGTCGGGTGCCCGCAATCATCCTCTCAGACTCTTCCCCACAGGAACTGCA